TTACGAAGAAAGCGTATCTGATAAGTTTACTTTGAATCTAGAAGCACCACATGTAAATTCTTGATAAAAATTTTGAGATGCATCTCTTAATGTTTTGTTTTGATTTAAACAATTATCATCAGTTTGGCAGCACCCAACATATGATGTTCCAACATTATCAATTCCAAAATATACTGGAATAGTTGTACTTACAGTTACACTATCTGATAATGTATTTGAATTCCATGTCCAAAAACTTAATTTACTTTTTGTGTCTGTGTATAAATACCAACCTTCAGATACTTCATAACTAAAATTGACAACTGATGCATTTGCAGTTAAATTTGATATTGTGATATAGTTTGGATTTAATGGAATTAACCCTTCCCAAAATGGAGCAGTTATAATTGTTGTATCTGTTGGATCAATTCTGATCCAATTTGCATTCATTCTTTGTGTTAGACTTTGATTTAAAAAAAATAATTCTTGAATTTCATTTAACTCTGCTGCTTGCAATGCATATCCAGGATTAAATGCAAGCATAGTATAATTTTTATAATCATTTCCATGAGTTGCAACTCTACTCAAATGAGGAGTTACACTTAATGGAAATTGATTTACTTCAGTGTTGAGAGGGGTCAATGCCATATAATTTACATTCCTTTAACCATATTTATACGAATTATTGCTGTGTCTGTGTCTGCTATAGATATCGCAGAAGATTTATTTGATGATAATACTTTTCCAGTGTACTGTTTAAAATTTGGTTGCGATACTACAGCACTTATTGGATATGAAATTCACTCAACAATAAGATTAGAACCAACCAGATTACTGATTTCGGAGTATTCAAGATGTTTCAACTCAACATTTGATGTTGTTGTACCCACAAGACCTATTGCTCCATTTTGTGGTGTAGTTGGTATTTCTATATCAGAAATAGAAAGACCATCTGTTTTTTCTATAACCACCCCGGATGGAGTTTTAGATGGTGGAGGATTGCCATTTAGAGCAACAGTAACAAAAGTTGTTGTTCTGTATAGACTAGTTGAATATTTATTTTCAGTTGAACCAGCAGTATATTCAAAATTATCGGTAATGTATTGTGGATTTTGAACTAAAGAATAAAAATTAATTTCTGTTGGTACTGCGACATCTGCTAATTCTAATGATTGTTTTAGTAATTTTATATCAAACATAATATGTTTTGCATTCAATGTTTTTATTGGATCAAATCCCAATCCATCAACTTCATCTAGGTTAATTGTTATTGCTGATGTTAGTTGACTGTTTGTTATAGAACCAATCATAGCAGCAGATTGTAGCGACACTGATATATCTCTATAACCAGAACCTTTTGAAATTATCTCTAACCCATAAACATAGATACTATCATCAATTCCACGATATGTTTTTAATCTCATCGCTGCACCAGAACCAGTATTACTTGTTATGGTTAATTCTGGGTTGTCTTTTGTTATTCGCAAATCGATTAAATTAAATTGATTTAAATCTATAAATGCAGAAACTATATAACCTTCATCTGGAGATTGAGCATTTGCTTGATACAGATAATAATATGGAGATGCTGGAGATAATTCATTATTTGCAACCATATCTCCAATTATATCATATTTATCTTTAATTTCTAATGTAGAAGTCGGAGTGGATATAGAAAATGCAGATTCATACAATGAATTATTTTTAAATAAATTATAACATTCAGAGCATGTTAAATTTTGAATGATTTTATACTGTTTTCCTTTTTCCCCAGAAGTCAAAACTCCACTTGATGAGTAATATTTAACATTATTTTTAAAGTATAAAGCACAATATCCAGATGTGGAAGTATTTGATGGATCGCAATAATCTTGAATTATATTTAATTCTGTATTTGATTCATCGTGGTCAAAAGTATCAAATGATATAACAGGTATCCATTGATCAGTAACAAATCTTTCCAAACTTGGCGTTATTCTATAAAGTGCTTTCCATGTATATCCATCTTCATAAGTCTGATCGCCAGATACATGTGATGGAATATTATTTGAAATATTTTGATTATCTGTTGATATTATATTTTCATTATTATCTGAAATGCAAAGATATACATATCCATTATTTTCGTTATAAACATAAAAATTATCAATATTTTCTATACTGGAATTCCATGGAGTATATGCTTTTTTCTTTGTCCATTTATTATTTTTAACAACACCAATTATGTTATCTTTTCCAATTTTAACTGAAAAATCAGAATCTTTCCATGTATCAATATTAATTGTTGACGAATTTGATGATGATGATGTTACACTATTTCCAACAAATAAAAATAATTGATTTTTATCTCCAATATCATTTATGTAATTTTTAATATTTTCTGTTTTGTTGCTCATTTTATTTTCTCTTAATATTTATTCTTCTGGGAATCCTGTTGCTCCTGCTTCATATAGATAAGTAAACAAATTTTTAAATCCTAATGAATCAAGACCTTTTGTTATTCCTGCCTTCATGCAGACATATAATAATTCAAATTCAGAAGTAGATGGATTTCCTGTCCAATAATTTTGAGGAGGAGTTAGTGGTGCTTTTCTTCCAGGGAATGGAATATTTGAAACTACAGGATAATTTTTATATTCCATATCTCTTTCATAAGTATTTCCAAGTCTCTTATCAAACCATCCAGACTGTGGTGGTGCATATGGATTTGTATAATATCCCAATCCACCATGCATGTGATCTGCTACAGTCATATTTAAACTAATCATCATGGGGTAAAGATAAAATAATCTAAATCTTCTATCTCTGTTCCATGGAATTCCTCTTCCTTGATTATCAAATGTTGTTCCAGGAATAGATTTCCATTTAATATTAAATGGAATTGATTGTGATTGATCTATTTCCAAGAAAGTATTATAGAAGAATGGATATCCGTCTAGACCATTATACCCCCCATACAGGTCATAGAATCCAGATTCTATTGAAATTATTTCACCCAACTCAGATGATCCACAAATTCCCATTCCCCAAACACTATTTGTATATGTTAATCCTCGTTTTCTCTGACCCAGCAACATTTCAGCAGAGAATGTCCAAAGATCAGCAGCAATATCATCATCTAATGCCCAATGTCTTGGTTTTGGATCTCCATAATATCTACTTTGTTCTCTATTTGTTAATAAATTACTGTAATCTTTATTATTAGAATCGACATATTGATCATGGGCAAACATATATTGACCAAATGTTTCCACTCCAATGTATACACCTTTTTCTGGATTTGGTCCAGATGGTCCTCGGGTATACTTATATTGATCTCTAATCCAGGTTACAGGAATATTTTCAACAAAACTTACACCATCTTGATATATATTTGTCCATAATGTATATCCTGGAGCTAAATACTGATGATATGTTCTTTCCGTCACAGAAGAGGCATCTATAAATATATGAGAATGTCCATCTATTGGTGATTTAAATCTATTCTTCCAATGCGAAATTGATGCTTCAAGTCTCCATCTAGTATAATTTACATTCGATTCTATTCTTGGATCTTTATACAACATCCATGGAACAGTTAATTCTTGATTTGGACCATATGGAAGATTTCCCATATAACCTATAAATTCAATTTTATCCGCCCAATCTATACTTAATTGATCTAAATCATCTATAATTTTATTTCCAAAAGCGTAACATATTCCTTGTTCTGCTCCAATAAAATTATCCCAATAATTATTTGGTGTTCCTTTTACAAAGTTAGAATTTATACGAGGTGGTATTGGAGATTGCGGAATATTTATAATAGTAGGTTCACCATCAATTTCTCTCGTTATAGACATTGACATATCAATTCTATTGAAAAGATATGTTATACCATACCCAAACCAATCTGATACCCCACCATCTCCTCCCCATGTTATTCCTTTCTCTTCAGTAAATTGAATCCATGGAGTTCCAACTTTCACTGGTAATGTATAACCACCAATTCTAGAATAATTTGGTTCAATTTGAACTGTACCTGGCAAAAAATTCTTATTTGCAAATATTTCATTTAAATATGTGTCACCAACATCATCAATCAACACACCAAATCTATTATTTCTAGTTGTTGATAATGGTCTTGCAAGTAAATCTCTTATAGTTGTTGCTTCTCGTAATAAAAGATAATTATCAAATCTCCAATGATCTCCAGCATATCGATCTGTAATCCATGGGGTTGCTCTCCAATTACCTTCACCAGATTTTGAAGTTTTCATTGGAGTTTCAAATTTACCATAGACATCATGTATCAAAATTCGCTCAATATTATGTGAAAAATTTAATCCAGGATTAATTGATATCAAAGTTCTTCTTTTATCTGTTGGATCAGTATAATATGTTGGATTATCATATGGATAATATCTAAATTTTGGACCCAGACCAAAGAATGTATTTGACGGACTACCCTGATCATAAAATACATCAGAAGCAAATAAATTAAAATAAAGATCAATAAATCTATGTTTTGCATTTGCTGGAGTTCTCGCTCTTTCAAATGGAACATATGCTGTTTTGACTGTTGTTGCAAAATTTCTTGGATTTGTTAATATATCAAACCATCCAGCACTTGGACCAGATGTTCCCAAATTGGCAACATATTGAAATGCTGATGATATGGTTGTATTTTGTGTAAATGGATTAATTGCACCAGAAACTCCCAAAATTTGCATTGTTGCACTTATGCCATGTGCATCACTTATTGCTCCAGACCATCCTGGTTCATATCTATTAATCAAATACTTAAATGTGGTATCAAATTGTTGTTGGAATGGTATTGAGCAATCAAAACAACTTAAACCTCTGTTTGGACTTGATATTATTTCACTGTCATAACATATGTCAAAGAAATCTCTAAGTTTTATATCTTTAAAATTATATCCAATTGTTTCTGTTTTTTGTGTCCAATTTGGATGAGCATGAGTTGGTGCTGAAAATATTCCAAATCCACTACATCCAGTACATGGCACTAAACCAAAATAATTTATTCCGTCAATTTGTCCAATAGAAGTTGTATATTCGGTAAATATATTATATGGAGCATATGATCTTAGATATGACCTTTCACATATTATAAAAGCATCATAATCTGCTTGTGGACCAGCATAATCTTCGATAGTTTTTTCATATATTACTTTTAATCCTGCTGGGTGTGCGAGTGTTTTATATGTGTCTTTATAGTAACTAGATTTTATTCCTACTTTTAATAGATAAGAATAATCTTGAAAAAAATTACTGTCTTGTATTCTAGAAAAATTTAAACAACTTCCGCTTAAATTTTGTAAAGTCTCATACGTCCCAGTTCCACCAGGAAATGAAAATTTTTCATCAAAAAATCTTCCACCATTTAATCGCAATAAGTATTTTTTTGGATATGTAACTGTTATGTTTTCAGAATCTATATCAAATAATACTTTGAAAAAATATCTGATTCCATCTAAAGTTGTTTTTTTATGATAAAAGTTCTTTCTTATATTATGAATAAATTTTCTTACATTTTCGATTGATATTTTTCCACCAGCATCTTCATATGCATTATTTGGAATTCCATCTGCATAAACAGTTGCAAGTCTTTTTATGAATTCATTTCTAGTTCTGTCAATATCAATTAGATCTAAAAGACGTTTACCTAATCCATACTCAGATCCGCTGGGAGTATCACAATATAACCAATCATAATATTTTTGTAAAAAATCAAATATGCTGATTGCAGTTTGACCATTACTTTCCAATGCTTCTTTTTCGAATACAATCCATAAAGGAACTTGATCTGTTATATCTTTAACTCTATTGCATTGACCCAAAAATAAATTTTCAATATCTTGTATGTCTTGAGTTAATGTGGATAATTTATAACTAACAGTTTTTATCTGATCTTGTTCTGAAATTTGTGCGGATATTGATGGTATCATGATTGTTTACACAACAGTTATGTTTTTAATTGCGAATGTTACTAAATTATTTAACCCTATTCTTATAGTTTTTTCTTTGAAAGGAATTGTAAATTTTAATACAGTATTTGCATATCCACCTTTTATCAACACATTTCCTTCGGATATACTTACTGATCCATATGAACCAGGAAATTCTTCTGTTAATGTATTGTTATATACTTTCAGAGGTTTTTCAGCAAAATCTCCACCAATCGTATTGTCAATAACATAGACTAAAGTATCTGTTGTTGGTTGTCCATTTATTGCAAATCCATCGGAGATTATCAGTTTTTGATTTGTTCCAACATTAAGTTCATTTTGCAAATTAAACGCATAATCAGATATACGCACATCTGCTGTTTGTTCTATGAATAAATTAAAATCGTCTACTGCCATCAATACTTCTGGATATATCGATTCCACATATGCAATAAATTCAGAAGAACTAAAATATAAATTATATTCTCTTGTTTTAGCATAAGATTGCGCAAATATTGATTTAATATTATTTACATATTGAAGTTTTTGTGCATTGGTTCTCGTTATGCCATCTCTAAATGTAAATTTAAAATTTAGATAAACATTTAGTAATTTTGATGTAACATATTCTGGCAAAATAGTAATAATACTTTTTTGTCGTATAAATTCCATTAAATCAGAAACTTCATTTAATTGTCTTTGTGATGTTATGAATACTCTACCATATCTTCTTGGATATATTTCTTCTCCACCGTAAATACTAAATTCAGTTTCAGATTTAAAAAATCCTGCTTCAATAATTAATGCTTTATAGTCATTTACTGTTACTGCTCTTTCTTGAGATGCAAACCATTTTGGTGCTAAAAATTTAATAGTATCAAGTGATGGTTCGTCTTTTCCTCCATAAGATCCAGCAGATGCGTCCGTAACTACAGTTCCAAGAGCACTTGTAAATAAAACTATATCATTTCCACTTATACCACTAGATCTCAGATATCTTACTCTTATTGATGTTACATTACTTTGAATGTTAGCACCAATTGAATTTAAAATTCCAAAAGATATTATAAACCCAGTTTCTATTCTTTCTATAAAATAAATTTTTTGGTTTACTGTATTTGAATATCCCACATTATCAATTCTAGTCCAAGTTTCGTATTCTTGAGTTTGTGGATTTAATACCCGAACATCAATTGTTTCTAAATCAAATTCATCGTCAACAATGATTACTCTTTGTCTTTCATAATCGAATTGATTAATTACGTCAGTGTCAATTAACGATTTACCTTCGTATATAAAAAATGGTTCAGATGCTTCACCCGGAACAATCGGAATATCTGTTAAATTATAAAATGTAAATTGCGATCCTTCTGAATCTGATCCATAAAAAACAGAATTTCTAGGAATAACATTATTTAAAAATCCAGTTAGTATAACTTGTACTTTTGCTGATGTTTTAGATGGTATTGTATATCCTAATGGTTTTGTTAAAGATATTAAAGATTCTATTCTTTGTGCAGAATCTAAAAATGCTTCTGATATTGTCATGTTTGAATAAAATGCATAATAATATGTGTTATATGTTAGTATATCTAAAAGACTAGAAAGAGCAGAACCTTCAAATTCATAACCAGAAAAAATTGGTTGACTTTCTAGATATTGTGTTAAACTTTTTTTTATCTCTAAGAATTCTAATTTTCCTAGTTCTGTTGGTGGTTTCTGCAGTGGCACTTATCTTGTCCTTTCTAACGAAACTGAAACAATATCAACTGTCTGAGTTTCTATTATTTCATATACTATTATAATATTTATTCTATTATAATCTATTTTGCTTTGTTCTATTCCTATATCTCTTACGTTAACTCTCGGTTCAAATGTATTAATTGCTGTAATTATAGTATTTTTACACTCAAATAATGCTGCTGATGTTGGGTGTTCAAATAAATAATTTCTTGGATTTGCGCCAAAAAGATAATTGAATGGTTTTTCTCTTTTAATTGTCATTACTAAATTTTTCAATGCTTGTTTAATTGCATAGACATCTCTAACTAAATTCAAATCACCAGTAAATGAATTTTTTGTTATAAAAAATGGAATGTCTGAATATGTTATATTTTTCTTTAGCATAAAACTATTTATTAGTATTGATCAAACTTACTTGAATCGAATATTGTAATAGGAGTGCTTTCTTTGTTTACATCAAAATCAACAGAGTCCCTTACAAGAGTTAACTTTTGAATATAATTTCTTAAGGTTGGAAATGAATGATCAATTCCAGACACTAACCATTTTCCTGATATTCTCTTAAATTTATTTTTAAGATTTGGTAAATTTTCAGCAAAAACTTCAATTAAAGATCCAACTTTAATTTTATCATTTGCTCCAATTGTTATTGTCATTTTCTGTGCCTCTAGTAATTCTGTCTGTGCCTGTCGCAATAGTGGAACTTTGTGGTCTGTTTCCCAAAAAGTTGCATAGGTTCTTGTGTATTCTAAATATTTATTAAATAATTTTCCTTGCTCTGGGCAATTACAACTACATGGTGCTTCTGGATCAGACCAGACACACCCTAACCAATCTTTTCCAAGATGTTGTTCTATTAGTTTGCATTCAGATAAATCTTGATACAATCTAAACAACTCAAGATATGTTGGTTCTGGTTCTGTTGGCATTTTATCTTGTGCTGGGCAATTACAATATGGATCATCTGGTTCACATCCTTCTGATGTTATTTCGGGTGGAGTATTTGGATTTGCACAATCTAATCCAATATCCTTGCACGTTCGTTTTGACTGTCTTGCGAATACTGTAAATTGTAATGCAAAATTACGATCAAAAAATTCATATTCTGTATCTACTGGTGGAGTTACAAGACCGTACTCAGTTTCTCCGCTCAAATCATACATCCAAATATTTTCAGTAACCAATTCACCTGGTCTGCAAATTAATGCAGATCCAGACAAATAATGCATAAGAGAATCATTAAAATATTTTTCATAAGGCACATCAACACTATTTGGTGTGTGTGGAGATATAAATGTGCCATCATCAGCATCTTGAAAATATATCGATAAATCTGTACCTTCAAATAAATCACTTAATTCATTTTCTTCTGCTAATGCTATCCAGTCTTGAAATTCAGAACCATACCAAGATTTCCAATATGTTGGAGATGCTGAAAATATTGCTTTTCCTCCATATAAATCTCTTGCTTTAGTTCTTATACTCTTGAAAATATTTGCAAATCTAACTGGAATGAATAAATTTCTAGGAACAAACATAGACCACCAAGATCTATGTGGTTTTAATTTTCTATAACTATTTGGTAAAATATAAGATGCGACAGTAGAAGTTCTATAAAGCGGATCAAATTGCTTACCAGAACTTACACCATAATGATATAATGATTCCATCCAATCAAATCCATCATTAAAATCATAAGCACCACCGTTATGAAAATCTTGATCTCTATTTCCACCATGAATATCTTCTTGCATTGGATCATAGGCATAGTATGGGTATTGTGTTTCAAATATAGGTTCTGGCCATAAATCCATTCCATTATAGTCTGTGCTTAAATATGATGTTTTTGATAAAATTGATCCAGAATCATGATTCCACCAAGAATAATAATTTCCTCTATCATAACCAGCGAGTTTTCTGTTTGCTGGAATATCATCTTTAATTTTTTTCACAGCAACATCAAATCCATATGGATCCATGCCAATTACTGCAGCGTTATATTTAACTGACTGACGACCAAATGGACCTGGGGTTAGTTGCACAAGATATGGTAAAAAATATTCTGTCCCTGCATCACGAACAAATCCGTCTGGGAATTCTTTAATTCTATCCAATCCAATTGGATTATTAAATTCAATTCTGAAATACGATGTAATTTCTTCTTTCTTTATATTTGGTGGTTTTGTGTTTTGATTTATATCATAAAAATTAAAAGTATTCTTAAAAGATGATGGATTTATTCCAGACATATCATGTTGTGCTAATCCAGCAACTCCAGAACCAATTCCATTTTCATATTTTTGTAAATTTGTTATATTTGTAAAATCACTACTTGGAATATGAACTAAACCAACTTCAACATGTTCTTTGCCAACAAATCCTGGTTTATATGGACCAAGAACATCTTCATAATTTCTTTCTTCTCCATTTAATTCATACTCTGGTTCGTTTGTTCCATCTACGTCTTCTACTGTGTATGTACTGTAAAGTTCTCTTGAAGTTATAAATCCATTTGTATTGTATTTTTGATCATAATATGGATGACCTTCTTCTTCACCATTTCCAAAAAATATTTGATACATCCATTCCCCAGCGCAGGCTCCAGTAATACCTTTTGCGACTGAGAGTAATTCATATCTACTTCCACGAACTTCTCTTCGATATATCTTTTTAATATTTTGAAGAGATAAATGTTTTTGAGTTACTAATCCAGTTTCAGTGTTTGGATTATTAAAAACATTTTCTCCTGGTTTTTTTGATTGGAAGAAAGCATTTCTCTGATGCCATTCCATATAGGAATTAACAAATGCTGAAGTAAATGAGAATGATAATAGATCCCTAAGAGATTCTAATAATTTTATTTCTATTTTAATAAGTTGTTTTTCAGCAATACATGTTCTTGCTAATGCTTCTAGAGCGGTTGAACTTAAACATGTAGTATTATAGCATTGTCCTTCTTGTATACAATCTTTTGTGGTTTTTTTAATTGATTTATCAATAATTGATGGTATTAAACTTGTATCGTTATTAAGGTCAAAGTATGACCAAACTTGTGGTTGATTGTCGGGTGTCCATAAATATGGAGCAGCATACAAATATATTGGAGAATATTCTCTGCTACTTTCAACTGATCTATGTTTTATGAAACCTCTAATAATTGGATCATTTGAACAATCAAAAGGAATCTCTAGATTTACAACGTCTTCTTCTGTTGGCAGATTAGATGGACCAGTTGGACCAGTTGGACCAGTTGGACCAGTTGGACCTGGTGGACCTGGTGGACCTGGTGGACCATTACCCCCACCACCGTCACCGTTACCACCACCTCCACCACCAAGAGGAGGACATGTTGTATCATTACATTCATTTACCTGTTCACATGCAATAGGAATATCTGGATCACCACCACTATAGCATTGATTTTCATTTCCAAACAAATCAAATCTAGGAATTGGAAAACAACTTTTTACACATGGTCTTCCTGTACAATCAGTGCAACAACAGTAGATAACATCATTTTCATTGTCTTCCCCACCAGAATTACATTGGGAGTTAATACAAGCTTCCGCAGTTGGAAACCGCGTTGCACCTTCTCTACAGCGGTTCAGTGGATCGCCAGGTGGTACTTGGAAACATCCTCCCCCAACGGCGTCAACCCATCCCCCTCCATCTCCACAACAATATTCTAAATCTTCACCACCATCACCACCACCGCCACTATTATCACAACCACATCCAACACAACTACTTACTACTGTTCCAAGTAATTCATTTTGACATGATTGAGCACTTGGCGCTAAAACACAGCTTGCTTGCTGATCGCATCCACCCCCATTAAATACAGCAGGAGGTGGCGTGGGTGCATTACTTTGAATACAACATAAAACTCCACCACCAGCGACTCCACCCTCTGCACCTCTAAATGAAAGTGTTCGCGGTGTATTTGCAGATTGTTCAAAAGTAGCAATTCCAACACCTTTTCCTTGTGGAATTAGAGTTTCTGGAATCATTCCAAATTCATATTCTATTGAAGGCCATTCTAGAATAAAATCTCCAAAACCTTCTGGTTGACTTAGTGGAAATCCATCACCAACATATTTGTATCCTCTTAACAAATCTATTGATCTAGCTATTGGTGCATCTTTTGGTCTTAAAGCACTTGTAAATATCTCATCTGCCTTTTCTTTATAGTCTTCAACATTATCTAAAAATCGATCAATTAACTCATTTTTATCATTTAAATAAGTAATTAAGGATTCATATTGTTTTGCTGCTCTTCCTATTACATTATCTACATAATCTTCAGCATATGTTTTTATATTGAAAAATTCACCTATTGTTTGATTATATGGTGCAACTGTTAAATCGTATGATTGTGTTAATCCTAAATTAAATGTGACACCAGAATCATAATTTAATTGATCAGAAAATGATCCAGCAGCAACTAATCTATATTCTTGTTCAAATTCAGAGAACATTCCAGTTGGACCAAATAGTAGATTATATGTAATTCCATTAACTGGTCCTGGATTATTGATTAAATTTATATCTTCAACTGATCCCAATGCTCCATCCTGATGGCAACATACGGTGCACCTATAAGTTTCCCACTTTCTTTTTATATTTTTTTTTCGATTAAATTCATCTCTTTTTTGTTTAAGTGGTTTTCTTATTTTAGTATGAATAGTGTGAAGATCTTTTAATTTTAAATTTGTAATATCAAATTGTGGTTGCCAAGCAATATCATTCCACGGACCAGACATTGTTTTGCCCAAATGATCCCACCATTGCGGAAAGGGAGTATTTCCTGGTTCTTTGCTCATAAATCCATAGATCAAATCATCAGTTTTTGTTGAAGGTTTAATTCTGTTTACTTCGTTTCTAACAGAAGTATTTACTGAATCTTTAATTATTTTCTTTTTATTAACATGTTTCCATTTTTCATAATCTTCATGGTAATCATACTGAATTTCATTATATGTAAATCCATAATTAGTATCGATAAAATCTAAATATGAATCACTATAGTTTGGATCAGTTCTAGTGTAGTGCGAAAACAATGCTCCAGATTCGTATAACTCTGGAACATTAAATTGTTTTAATACTTGAATTTCATAAATTCGGTTTGGATTAAAATTATCAAGAGTTACTAAAAAACCATCCACTGGTTTTGGTTGTTCTTTTAATAATTTTTCTATACTTTCAAAATGCCAACCATCTCTATCATTCCAGAAAAAATAATTAACTGCATTTGGATTTGATTTAGAAACAGCAAAAGTTGAAATATAGTTCATTAGTTGAACTAGTCTCATTTGACCTCGTTTTTTCATCCATGGCCAAGAAAGATTGTTATATTTTAACCATATTCCATTTTTTGTTGGTTCAATTGTTGCTGGATTTAAATCAAATTTTCGAAAAATTTCATCAACAAGACCTTTTGGTTGAGATGTTTGACTATTTGATGATCCTGGAATGCCTTGAGAAAGCGATTGTCCAGAACCAGCAATATAACCAACAAAATCATCAAAATCTTCTAAAAAAGTTTCATCGTAATTTGAAGATAAAAGTTTATCGCTAGTAAAACTAATTCTCCAGATAGAAGAAGGTTCTACTTTTCCCATCTTTATATCTATTTTTGCTTCATCGGTTATTTTAGTAATATTTAAAATACTAAATTCATATAATTTGCATTCCGATTGAGTTTCACCATCTTGCTGATTGATTGATTCTTTACAACCAATAATTAATTTTTCTGTTCCATTTAGTGTAAACTCATCTCCCCAATTCATGTAGTCATTTAAATTTAATGTTCCAACCATAAAAGGTGTGAACATAGATTCAGAAAAAGTCATTGATATAAATGGATTGCCAAAAGCATCATCTTGCCATGGCACAAGTGAAAACTCTACTGAATTATCATTTTCTTTTTTTACTATTTTTAAGAGTTGTAACTTAGTTTCAAGAATAGATTTAAATATTTGATTATCTTGAGATGTTGGTACTCTTAAATTTTTAATTTTTTCATATAATGATGATGATTCTGTTGATTCATTTTCCATAATTAAAATCCAATAGTTATTCTTTTTCCTAATTCTTGACTATCTAACATACTTTCAATTGTGAATACTGTCCTGGACACATATTCTGGTTTAAGAATTTTAATAGTTTGTCTTCCCTTGTATTTATTAAGTTCATTTTGAGCATAAGTAAATTTTCTGATTCCTGGCACATTTCCAAAATTTAACATATAATAATATAGAATGGTATCTGCAAAATTTAAGTCAAGATCATCTGGGTTGGTGTATATTGTATTGTATGGAATTTGACCATTTTGAATTCTTGGTGGTTCCCATGAAAAAATTACATTTGGAGGAATAGATATATTTTCTATATTCATAAAATATAAAGGACTATCTTTTTTTTGCTCAATATATTTAATTTTTGTCCATTGGGTGTCCAATGTTGGATCGTCGCTACTTTTAAATGTAATTGGACTTATTATTCCTGTTTGTTTGTTTTTTCTAGCAAACATAATTTTATCATCAACGTTAAAAGTTCCTTTTCCATTTGTACCCCAAATAAATCTAAAATCTAAATTAAAGTCTGACACATATCTGAATGTATTTTCGTCAATTTCTACTATCGCTGTATCATTTGTTGATATAACTTTAACTATAAGATCTCCAGGAATTAAATTTGGTAAATTTGTTATATAATATGATTCTCCCTGATGCTTTGTATTAAGTATATTTTGAAATTTTGCATCCCCCGAATACCATTCATCTTCTGATATAATATTATTAATTAATAAAATTAACCAACTATAATATTCATTTCCATAGACTATGTGTGATACATCTTCTGGGGATTCTCCTTCCTGTATCGTATACTGATCATATGCTCTTGATGAACTATAGTCATTTAAAAATATAACTCTGGTAAAAATATCTACCAAAGATACTTGATTATTACCGATTGTATATGTTAACGTTGAATATTTGTTAAATAACATTTATATACCTGTCTTTGCTCCAAGACCAAATCCTCTGGATCCGCCAGATCTATTTGTTATTTCAAATGAAGTCTCACTTAATCCACTTGTTGCTCTATATGCTGGTTCAATTTCTGTATAATTTAAAGTTATACTATACGCTACTGGTTTTATATTTAGATCCAGTGCGCTAAACGACGAGGAATCTATTGCTACTCTATTAACTGCAACATTTGTCAAAACGGATGCCTGCGGTTGACTTGTCCAATCTATATCATTTTTAACACTATTTAATCCACCAACACCAAAAAACCACATTGGGGGATGAAATGTAAGCAAAGTCCCAATTGGAACTCCAAGCACAGATGCTCCAATCATAGTTGGCAATGCAAGTGCTTCAAATGCTCTTGAAATATTTGCTGCAGCAACTGAATCTGCTTCGCTAAGACATGGTAAATATAAAGAAATTATAAAACTTCTTTTTGATCCGCTCTCTAATATCGTTTCAGTAAAATCGCTGTCAATTAATTGATTAAATGCTGCAGATAATGCTCCAGTTGCTATTTCTAATCCTTTTCCTACGATAGAACTTGATCCCCCTCTTGCTATTATACCTTCTATTTTTGCTGTTATTGCTTTTCCTGCTCCACTAACTTTATCTTTTATCCATGCATCTCCGATGGGGACTTGTGTTGTGTTTTCTTGATTTTTATATCTCATTGCAGTTTGGGTTGTTAATTTTGTTGGAACTGGAACTGCAATATGTGCTTTTACATTACCAAATCCACCACTTGTCTGTATTACACTGCCACTTCTCATAAGACCATTCTGACTATATTCAACTGCTGTCAGTTTTAAATATAATGGAATTTCATTCTGTATTTCTGGAGTTGCTGGAAATATCAAACTTCTGGTTTTTTCTGTATAACTTGTGGGATTTGGCATACCTATCCCGCCTAAAGTTGTTAATCCCATTTTAAAATTCCTTTATAAATATTCT